AAAGCATAGCTTTCAGAGTTGACTTAAATGCCCGTGAAAACTTCTTAGAGCTAGCAGAACGTCGTGATAGTGTATTACGTTTAGCACGTTTAATCAGTTATAATGCCCGTAGAAACACAGCCGCCAAAGGCTTATTAAAAGTAAACACCGTTCAAACGACAGAAGTATTATACGATAGCAACGGTCGTAATTTAGCAGGACAGTTTATCAGTTGGAATGATCCAGCTAACGCTAACTGGTACGATCAATTTATCAAAGTTATAAATGCTGCCCTTCCACAAACACAGCAATTTGGAAGTCCTGTGGATCAAGCAACGATTTACGGAGTGCCAACCGCTCAGTATAGATTTAACGCTAACAACACAGATATTCCAATTTATACTTTTACTAAAACTATTGCTGGCCGCAATATGGTATTTGAAATTACAAGTACTACATTTAAAGGACAGCCGTACATTTACGAAGAACCACCAAAGATTGGCAACAGCATTGCCTGTGTTTATAGAGATGACGGTCACGGAGCCGGAAGTCCAGGCACAGGTTTCTTCTTTAATTTTACACAAGGTATATTAAATCAAGGAACATTTAATGTTTCAGTACCAACTAGTAATCAAGTAATTGATATTAATACTCAAAATATTAATAATTCAGATGTATGGTTGTACAGTCTAGATCAATCAACAAATCTTGAAAGCACATTGTGGACTCAAGTGCCTGCATTAACAGGCAATAACATTATCTATAATAGTTTGAACAGTAGTGTGAAGGACATTTATAGTGTAATTACAAGAGCCAGCGATGCTATCAGTTTAAGTTTTAGTGATGGTACATTTGGTAATTTGCCTCTTGGTAATTTTAGAATTTACTATAGAGTTAGCAACGGCTTAACATATTCTATCAATCCTGGCGATATTATTAATGTTATTATAAACATTCCTTATATCAGTCAAAGTAATAAAGCAGAAACATTATCAGTTAGTTTGAGTTTAGCCACAACAGTATCTAATGCTGCAACAACTGAAACTAACGCTAGTGTTAAAACTAATGCTCCTCAAACATACTATACACAAAATAGAATGATTACAGGTGAGGATTATAATATTAATCCTCTAAGTGCAACTACAAAAGTAGCAAAAGTAAAAGCTGTCAATAGAACAAGTAGCGGTATTAGTCGATATTTTGACTTAGTAGATCCTACAGGAAAATATTCTAGTACTAATATATTTGCCGATGATGGTATTTTATATAGAGAACCTTTTACCACTAGTGTAAACTTTACCTATGTAACACAATCTGATATTCAAGGTGTTATATACAATACAATTTATGATATTTTAAACACACCAAGTCTAAGAGATTTTTATTATACAAATTTCGTTGATTTTTTAACAAGTAGTTTAAATGTATCCTGGTATAGTGTGACTACTGATAGCAACACTAGCAGTGGTTATATCGGTACTTTTAATAATCCTTATAAGGTTTCATCTTTCACTTATACTGATTTGCGCTATCTTACTCCACAAAGTTTAATCAAATTTACAGCACCGACTGGTTATCACTTTGATAAAAATGACGGTAACAAATTAAAACCAAATCAATCTCCTTCTAACCCAACAGGAACTTCGTTTTATATCTGGGCAGAAGTAGTTAGTGTATCGGAAGACGGAACTGGAAACGGTACTGGAAAAACTGTAGCTGGCAATGGACCGATTGTATTAAATCGTAGTATACCAACACGATATTATGCTGATGGCACAGTAGAAGCCGCGCCAATTGCTAATCAAATTATTCCTAAATTTACTACAACTATTAGTAGTTCTGTAATTACAACTATGGTAGATTTAATTTTAGAAAATAAACCATTTGGATTACGCTACGATGTGTCTACACAAAGCTGGCAAATTATTTTTGAACAAAGCCTAAACAAGACTGGTCCATTTAGTCTTGCTAATCAAGGTAATACATCTGCTTTAAATCTCGACTCTAGCTGGTTCTTGTTATTTGATACTAATAACGAATATTATACAGTTACTAGTCGTCAGTTACGATATGTATTTGAAAGTGATCAAGATGTAACTTTCTACTTTGACACTAATGTTAAAATTTATGATACTATTTCAAGTAATACTATTACCGATACTATTAAAGTTTTAAGTGTAAATCCTGATACTTCAAATTTAAATAAACCTTATACAGAAGATATTTCTTGGCAAGTTGTTAGCGAATATGTAGGGCAAGATGGATATATAGATCCTACTAAGATTGTTATTAGTTTTGCTGATACTAATAATAATGGTGTAGTAGACAATCCTCAATTGTTTACTGACATTGTTAATAATACATATATTGTTCAACAAAAATATTCTATTAGTAATGGCCAAGAAGATTATAGATATGTTTATAATAATCCAACCGATTTAAATGTTGGACCTGTAATTTTTACAACGTCTACAGGCTTTAGCGATTTAAATTTAACAGACGGACAGTATTTGTATTTTACTGATACACAAGTAGTTACGCAGTATACTTCAACATCTGTTAATCCTATTCCAACTTTAGATTATAAAGTATACACCGGCCGCGACAAATTAAAATTCCAATATGTTCATAGTGCAGATTATGATAGTCGTATAGATCCAGGTTCAAGTAATATTATGGATGTATATGTGTTGACGTCAGATTATGATTCACAGTTTAGACAATGGCTAGTTGGCAGCAATGTTACTGAACCGCTACCTCCAAGCAGCGATGAGCTAAACAATTTATTAAGTCCAACTCTTAATTTAATTAAATCTATCAGCGACGAAATAATTTATCATCCAGTTACATATAAACTTTTATTTGGACCAGCTGCCGATCCTAGTTTACAAGCAACGTTTAATGTTATGGTAAATCCAAATAGTGCTGTATCAAATGCTGACATTCAAGCCCGTGTGTTATCTGCAATAAACACATTCTTTGCCCTTGAAAATTGGAACTTTGGAGACACATTTTATTTTTCAGAACTAAGCACGTACATTATCAATCAACTAGCACCCGATGTTATAAATTTTGTAATTGTTCCAGTACAAACTAATCAATACTTTGGTAGTTTGTTTGAAATCCAGTGTCCAAGCAATCAAATATTTGTTAGCTGTGCAACTACATCTAATATTGTAATTGTATCAGGATTAACTAACACAAATTTAAAAACAGTAACAGGTACAGCTTTGAACTCATTTACAACTAGTCAAAATATTATCAGTGCAAACTACGGAGTAACTAATGGCTAATGCTAATAACCCAACAGGTATCACAAGCCCTAGTTTAAACTTATTACCAAAGTATTTTCAAACTCCGGCAAATAAAAAGTTTTTACAAGCAACAATAGACCAGTTATTCCAACCAGGTAGTGTTACAAAAACTAGCGGATTTATCGGAAGAGAAAATGCAAAAGCTGCTATAGGCACTGACAATTATATTTCAGCTGCAGATACAACACGACAAAATTATCAACTAGAGCCAGGTATTACTATTAGAGATAGTCGTCTTGGTAATGTTAAATTCTTTAAAGATTACATTGACTATATTAATCAAATTGGCGTCTTTGGCGGTAATACAAAGAGTCACCAACGCTTAAATTCACAAGAATTTTACAGTTGGGATCCGCATATCGATTGGGATAAGTTCGTTAATTTTCAAAATTATTATTGGTTGCCGTACGGTCCAGAAGTTATTAAAATTTATGGACAGCAAGAAAAAATTTCTAGTACTATCTCTGTAGAATTACAAAATGAAGGAGCAAATAATCAGTATGTGTTTACTCCTGATGGATTCACACCTGATCCAATACTTAAAATTTATAAAGGTCATACTTATACATTTGTAATCAATAGTCCAGGTAATCCTTTTAGTATTAAATTATCTCGATCTATTGGTTCCATTGATAGATATATTAATAGAAACATTGATAACTATGCGGTAACTGATGGAACAATAACTTTTACTGTGCCGCTAGATGCACCAAGTATACTATATTATCAAAGTGAAACAGATATCAATCTTGGTGGTAGTATTGAAGTTTTTAGCATTGATGAAAATAGCTTTATCGATGTTGAAAAAGATTTTCTTGGAAAACAAACATACAAATTAACAGACGGTACCGCTATTAGTAACGGTATGAAAGTAAGTTTTGGTGGTAATGTTACACCTGCTAGTTACGGAAAAGGTGAATATTATGTTGATGGTGTAGGTACAGCAATACGTTTAGTACCAACTAGTGTTTTAGAAATTATCACACCTTATACTATTGAACAAACTTCTGCATTTGATAGCACACCATTCGAATCTGAACCATTTAGTGATGCTACTGGCTATGCCAGCGTACAAGACTATATCACTATTAACAGAACAAGTCGAGATCACAATCCTTGGTCAAGATATAATCGTTGGTTCCACCAAGATGTAATTAAAGCAAGTTGTGCTTATAACAACATTGCACCTGAGTTAGATCAAAAAGCTAGAGCAACACGACCAATTATTGAATTTGTTTCAGATTTAAAATTATTTAATTTTGGTACACAAGCCATAGCAGATGTAGATTTAATTGATAATTTTACAGTAGACGTATTTTCAACCATAGAAGGAAGTAGTGGTTATAATATCGACGGCGTTGATCTAGTACAAGGACATAGAATTTTAGTTACAGCTGATATTGATCCATTAGTTGTTAATAAAGTTTACGAAGTAACTTTTGTAGATCTGCGTCATTTAAATTCTGGTAGTAAACAAATTCATTTAGTAGAAGCTGAAACTCCTACCGTTGGACAAACAGCTATAATTAAATCTGGTAAAACTTATTATAGCCAAATGTTCTGGTTTAATGGAACAACTTGGGTAGAAGCACAACAAAAAACTAATACCAATCAAGCGCCATTGTTTGATATAGTAGACAACAATGGAATTAGTTACGGAGATACCAGTGTATATAATGGATCTACCTTCAAAGGCACACAGTTATTTTCTTACAAAGTTGGCAATAGTATCAATGATAGCGTTTTAGGTTTTCCATTAAGCTATCAAAATGTAGCAAACATTGGTGATATAGTTTTTAATTTTAATCTAGCAACTGATAGTTTTCAATACAAACAAACTACAAATCTTATTACACAAAAAATTGATGTAGGATTTTTAGTAGGACAAGACTATGCAGGCCGTCCTATGTACCAGAACGGTTGGCAAATTTGCAATACTAAAACTGTACAAGCCGCTGTTAGAATTTATAAAAATTCTAAGATTACAAATAATTTTAATTTAGATATATTTGACGATATTACAAATCTTTCAGATTTAGTTGTTCGCATTTATGTTAACGGGCAAAGATTAAATTCTACCGAATGGAAGTTAGTTGATACTACTCTTTATAAAAAAATTGTATTAAACACAGCAATATCGTTAACAGATGTGTTGACAATTAAAGCATTTGCTGCACAGCCTATAAATTCTAACGGTTATTATGAAATACCGATTAATTTACAAAATAATCCATTAAACGATAGTATGGCGGACTTTACATTAGGTGAAGTTACCGATCATTTAAACACAATCGTAGACAATATTGATTTTATTGGAGCTTTTCCGGGTGAAAGCGATTTAAGGGATCTTGGTAATATAACACAATACGGTACACGTTTTGTGCAACATAGTGGACCATTAAGTTTTAGCTTATATCATAT